CCTACCTGACCTTCTGCTTTTGGACGCGCGAGCTTTCGCCAAATCCAGAAGGTCAGGTAGGGCATCCGTACTTCCCCAAATATCAAGTGCTCGTAGCTTACCTTCTTTCGAAGCAGCCTTTGCAACCTTTTCTTTGATGATGTCAAGAATAGCCTTGTGCTCTGCATCGCTAACTTTGTTTTCCGTATAAAACTCGGATTGGAGACGGGTTGTTCGCTCAAGATCGCGGTCAGCTTTAAGCTCCTTTACGGTCTTTTCGAGTTCGTCATCTTCCTCTTCATCGTCATCTTGGCTAGGATTAAGCTCTTCACGCTGATCTTTTAAATCTTTGTTAAGTGCCGCCGCATCTTTTTTAGCTTGCTGTTCACGAGTGAACTCACGTTGAGAGTTACGAAGGTCTTGGTAGGCCTGTTTCTGCTCATCATTTTCAGCTTTTGGAAGCTTGCGTTTTTCCATCCAATCATCAAGATCGTCATCGAAAGTAGCGGGAGTATCAGTCTCCTCGTCAGTGCTGTCGTTGTTATTTGCATCGTCAGACTGATTTTGGTCTTGATTCGATGTGTCCAGGTTGTCGGCATCATTGCCGGTCTGCTGGTCTGTCGCTTGAGAGTCAGTATCCTGGTTGTTCTCGTCAGCGGTTGTAGACTTTCCGTCCATCTATTTTTCTCCATATTTTTGTGTTTTTGAATTGCGTGCTACGCATGTAACATAACGTCAATATACCACCAAAATAAAGAAGGAGTCAACTATGTAACTGAATCAGCGGCCTTGGCTGTAAGATCGGCGTTCGGTGTAGGCGTTTCCACTTTTGTTTGACGCTCCAAATAATCAATAAGTTGTTGAATGCCGGCGGCACGCTCTAATTCATTCACGCGCTTCTCTGCCGTTAAGTAGTATGTCTCAGTCTCCTGTGACCCATCTTCAAGCTTGTAGCCTGTGGGACGCGCTCCTACGCCATCCTGTGCGATCTTTTGGTGATAGGCCACAAAAATTTTTGCTTTTTCCACCAAATCAACGAAGGCTGGATGTTCTTTAACCGCCTGATATGCTGCTTTAGTATTGGCAATTTTATCAGCTCGCTCTTTACTTCGCTGTTCGTGAAGAGCTTTCGCTTTTTGTGCTCGGTTACGATTTTCTTGGATGGTTTTAGCGTCTACAGTCATAGCCCTAGTATAGCAAAAACACCCGGAATAGGACGGGTGTTTTTATACGAGGCGGAGCGGTAAACCATATACCTAGTAGGGTACAGTTATATTATACCACAAAAAAACCCACCTAAACATGCACGTCTCTGGTGGGTAAAAACGGCTTTTCTGCACCCCGTTAGAGAAGGGTTCTAACTCGCAGTCCGTTATTGATTGGCTTTATTGTACTACTATTTCGATTCAAATACTATTTTACTAACAAATGTCTTACCGCTCGCATCAACTTCATTGAAGGCATATCCCAATAACATTTTCACTGTCATGTTCATACTCAGCTGATTCTGCCCCGCTATTTCTTCTAAACGCTGAAACATGGGATCGTTCTGGCTAAATCGTACCGCAATAACCGCCTGTTTAGTGTCCTCTGCACCTATTAATTTTTTCACATCTTCCGATGTAATCATATATTTTCTCCCCGTAACTTTATTGTATCTAAATTATAACAGTGTTATGTCATAAACACAACAACTACTTTTACAGTAAGAGTGTTGCTATGCCGCTTGCATTGCAGCAGGTTTTTTAGCAGGAGTTGGCTCTGGTGGGTTAATATCGTTCTCCAAGCCAGGAACGATTGTGCCGTCAAGACGAGTTGCAGGATCCATGTCGTCCACACCTTCCACAGCTTGCTTAACCATACGATTCTGCATGTCAGCTTCAAGACTTGGGTCTGGTTCCCAGCCGGCTTTAATTTGTGCTTGACGGCGGCCCCATGGTTCAAGGTCTTTGTAGGCAATCGAAACTGTATCAAAAGCTGTTTCTTTTGGTGGTAGCGCGGGCGCAAGCATACTATTGAATTTCTCATCAGTAAGATCGGGGTCAATGAATTGTGCCATCCACCTTTTAACTTCCACCTGATTGAACGCAGGGTCGCCAGTAAAGAGCTGGAAGACCTGATTCATCTTCATGCCAACTTCTTGCTTTTCACGGTTTAGCGTGCTGGAAAGTTTAGCGTGTGCTTCGTATTGGCCGTTATACTCCCAAGGGTCAAAATCCTTAAAGACAACACCCATTTTACCAACAATACGAATGGCCGTCTTTTTCGTAACGAAAATTTGCACCAGTTTAAAGATGATGTTCGCAAGTTGAGCAAGCCCTTCGTCTTCAAGGTTTGCAATCTTCGTTGAGAAGCGCATTTGTGCCTGCGCCAACTGAGTAGACACTTCGGTTGCAGTTGTACGACTGTTGCCAGTTGAACCACCCTGTACGCTTTCGTCTGCTGCCGTAGCGCGGCGCATACGCTGCATGATACGCTCTTTTTTATTATCAATATCGCCACTAAGCTGTGGTCGTTCAAGCGCACCCATTGCATTACGTGGGATAGGATAAACAGCCCCCGGAATAGTTTCAATTTCTGGTGCTAGATCAGCAAATTGCGGATCAATCCAATACATTGGGGTGTTCTGGTAAGCGTTATTGTCAATGTCCATTGCCTCAAGGTCGTTAAGCAGTTCCGCATCATATATGAGGAGTGCCATTTCACCTTCAGCGTAAAACTGGCTCGTGTCAATGTAATCACGCAAAACCGCCATAGGAATAAATGGCTTAATAGCATCAAGTTTTTGAGTAATTTGTTCATCTTTCCCTGTCTCAGGGTTAAGAACAAATGCCTCACGAGTTACTTCCTCGCGTTGACACCATGTAGGCTCATTATAGATAAACTCTTTTTTGTTACCTATTTCAAAGATACGACCAGTTGGGAGGTGGTACATTTTAATGACATGAATTTGATCTTTACTAGCAGACTCACCAAGTGTAGAGCCGTTGAACATGTCCTTAAATGCTTTGTCACCACCTTTGTTGTCACCATCACCATTAGCACTTGGCTTCGGCCCAAGGTTTTCAAGGTTCTTGTAACGTGGAATCCAGGCATTCGCCTCCGCATCAAATATTTCCATACGCTTAAGAGACTCTTTGTTGGCGAGATACTCGTAACCAGCATACTCAGCAGGGTTTGTGGTTTGTACCATACCAGTTGAGGTCGGATCAACAAAGAAATCACGAATAGGAATATTTTCAATAACCGGGTGACCATCTTCCCAAGTAATATGGAGAATACCGGTACCATAAAGAAGCATGTCACGAACCCATTCCTGAGTCTTTAGCTTCATTTGGTTGCCCGTCATGAAGAAGCCCACCATATTATTGAGGACTTCTGTGTCACGGCTTTGCTCTTCATTAGTGGAGAAGAAGCTAAAAGTGGTGTCACCACCAGCAATGTTAGCTACAAGAGTCTCAATAATCGTATGTGACTCACGAATTATAGGCTCAGATACGCCTTCGTAGTTACGAAAGACACGCGTACCTTTATAGACCTTAAAGTAGTTATCCCAGTTTACGCGGTGACCGTTATCAGTATACTTTTTAGCATCATCGTATAACCGTATAACCTCTTTAAGAGTAAGATTACCTTCCGCGTCTTTGGATCTTGTGCGCTGCTCTTTGTTGTCGTCTTCGGGCGACTGCATCTCTGGTGGTAAGACTGCGGGGTTCGCCTGCTGCAATGGATTCGAGGCTGGTTGTGCTTGTGGAGGCATTTTTGTTTCTCTTTATTGGTTTTTGTATGTTTTGTTTTGCTATATCCGCGCTGAGATGTGTGTAGTTTGCGAGCTCAATAGCTATTGCTTTTGCCATTACCGTATCGTCAAACATTCCTTCTTGAGCGTTCGTGTGTCCCTGATCGTCAACAATATATGTAATACACTCACGGATAAATACTATATCTAAGTCTACTATATCACCTTCCCTAAGAGCTGTCGCTAACTGGTTTATGATTAACGGTTTGGTCTTTTTATTAGTCTGCCAACCCATCGTTGCGGTACGTTCTTGGAACTGGTGTTCTTCACTCGTTTGGCGCATGTATAGGTTACGGTAAAACCTATTACGCAACTTCTGAACAGTAGTAAGACCATGGTTATTGATCTCAACACCCACCAGAGCATTGTTATAAAACGTACCGAGCGCAAACACAATATCACCCAACATATCAGGATCAATGTGGCCGCGCCAACGAGCTACAGTTTGTAAGTCGCTAACACGCGTCACGTCAATTACTGAGTAGTCGTTTTCTTTTTTGTTGGACTCAACATTAAGCTTTCCTTCGGAAACATCCACCGCTACCACAAACTTTTCTTGTTTATTTTCTGGGTTAGGCAGTGCCCATACTTTAAGTGGTGTTGGATCTTGGTCTTGAAACTGCACTTCTGCTTCAACAAAAATATACTTCTCTTTGGAGTCCGTATCGGGATTTGCAACAACTGAACCAAAACGCTGCCCGTGCGCCTTTGTCCACTTCATTGCGTAATTCTCTAAGTTGACTAGCATCTTTGTATCGAACTTAGGGCGACCACTTGACAGGAAGGCTTCCATGTCATCTTTCGGATATTCTTGGTAGAACTTTTTAGGGTCACTCCGAAAATCCTTCATCTTCATGCGCCGCCAAACAATCTTACGATCCCAGGAATCTTCGGGATAGTCCTTTTCCTTAAAGATTTCGATTAACTCTAACTCTTCTTCATTTAAAAGACCGGCTGGTTCGTCTATTTCGTATTCGGAGTGTTCGTGCCATGCGAAAAAGAGGGGCTTAAATGACGATTCACCCTTTTTAGCGAACTGCCACTCATCATAAAAATATCCACCAACTCCGTTTGCGGTCGATTCCAAAAAGGCGAAAGTGTTTTTGTGCATTGGAACAGCCTGGACTGCCGATGAAACCACATCAGCCTTAGCTTCCCAGAACGCAACTTCCGAGCCGTGAAAGAAGTGAATGGTAGCAGAACGGCCCTTTCCCTCTTTGGCGACCAGAGTCTTGATTTCAGAACCAAGTCCCGGTGCGGGTTTGTTCTGTGCTTTGTACTCTTCTTTAATGTTGTCATCGACATCAAATACTAGCTCCTTTTTGTTATTATATTTTCTCCGTGGCTGAAAATAGGGATGACTATTATCAAAATACCTTTTAAACATAGTATAAAGGTTTGAGCTTGCCTCTGATTCGTGGGCAATAATCACCGACTTAATATTTTTATGAGTGGTTGTCCACCAATAACAAAGTGCCTCAATAACGGTACTCAGGCCCATTTGACGAGCTTTTAGCACGATATAACGTATCGGTCGCCCGTGCGCCAAATCATCCATCACACGATCTACAAGCATCTTCTGCGCCCAGTTTAATTGAAACGGTACAATTTCACCGGTGAGCTTGTCCTGAATGAATAGATTACGCTCACAGTAAATATAGAAGTCTTCTTTAATTACCTCGATTGCAGCAAGTAACTCTTCCTCTGGCGTGAAGGTAGCCCAGGCGGCCGGATTCCTGAGTTTGATACGCTCCTTTACAAGACGCTGCGTAGGCCCGGAGAGGTGTCTTTCCATGTGTTTGTTTTCTTTCTTTGTATTCGTTTTTTTGTCATGGGATCGAGCGGAAACTCTTTGTTAAAGTCATCTGTTAAGTTTGGTGGAGGATTTTTGTCTATAGGTCGGGTGTACTTTTCTGGGTCACTTTTCTTTAGTATAGCCCAAGTCATAATTCCAATGCAGTCATCAAGACAAAGTTGAATGAACTGAGAGCGGTTCTCTATAGAGTCCCATGTCTTACGATACTGTTTTGGAATCCAGACGTTTACGCGCGTCCCTTCTGTATATACGCGTCTTCGCGGCATTACTTCTCCTTTACGATAAGGTTAATTAACCCTAAGTTCGTTTCTTGTATATCATCAATCGCTATGTCTGGTTTAAATCCCGAGAATTTACTTATACAGTTGCTTTCTTTAATAGACAAGTCAAATAGACGTGCGAATTGTAAGGCATACTTTGCGCCTCCCCCGCTCCAAACAAATAGTTCTACATTTTTAAAGGTAGATAAGATTTTAAATAGTTGAACAATTTTTACGTTAGGATCTTGACAGGTTTCGGTACAGTTACAACGTAAGGTACCGTCCACATCAAAAGCAATGGTCACTTTCTTCATTGGTGCGCGCGGTAACGTATTATAGTCACCTTCTAAAGCCATTAAAACGCCTCCTCTGGCGGCTCTTCCACCAAGCCTAACTGGTCGTGATTGTCCTGATAATATAATTTAATTTTTTGTTTACGATGAGGTTGAGATACCTTACTTTTAAGAATGGTTACCTCAATTTCATGGCCTTTGTAAAGACCATTCTTAGCATCTTTGGGGAAACGCCAGCTGGGAATGGTTTTAAGCCCCAAAATAAGACTCGCTGCGTACACTGGCCCCATGCCCCCAGGGGTATATTTAACGGGAACATACGTTCCGATCATTTCTCTTTCCTGATTGATGATAACTAACGCCGTGTCGCTGTTTTTAAGCTCCATAGGGACGATTCGCATCAGTTTGTTGACTATGAGTGCCTTTCCACCGATATTACGCGCAGCGGCCTCATTAGCCTCCTCTGTGCGTGTCGTACAGCCCGCCAAAGAATCAAGAATAATAATGTCATACTTACCTGATTTAGCCGCTGGAATAATTTGATCGTAAATATCTTCGATAAAGGCAGAATCGTTATACAAAGTAAAGCGTTTAGGATTTAGTTCTAGTTTGGCTAGCAATTCCGGGTTAAGTGACGCTTCTGAGTCAATGTAGAGCACTCGTTGCTCTTTTAGTCCACCAATCATATTAAGGGCTAAGGTAGTCTTACCCACTGCATATGGCCCCTGAATTTGTGTTACGCGCCCGCGCGGTATCTTTTGAAAGGCATCTAGGTCTGGAATACCCGTAGTGATCCAGGCTACGCGTTGTAGACCCATTTTTTGAAAGGCTGCTAGATTTTTTTCGTAATCGTATGGCTCCTCCTTTTGGGCAAGAGATTCATCAATTTTAGTAACCTTTGCTTTCACTTCACTAGCAAGCTCTACTGCTTCTTGGGCTGCACTCTTAGTCTCTACGGTAGGTACTTCAATTTCCTGAGGGGTGAACATGTCTCCACCATCCTTTACACGCTGTAAAAGATCATCCATTGTTTTATCAGAATCTTTTTTACGTGCATACGCTTTCTTACAGGCTTCACTACAGAACTTAGCTGTTTTACGTGTCGCCTCAAAGGGCTTACTATCGTTCAGACATTTTAGTACTACCATTTGCTATTTCTTCCATTTCTGTTTGTGTTAATTTTAGTAACTCTTGATCGCTTATGTATTCATTATCAATCTTATCCATGTGTTGCCCAGGCGAGGATCGCCGCACCAAGAAAAAAGACTAAAATTATAGCCGCATACCCTAACGATTCTTGTAAATCATCGCTCATTTCTTACCTCCAATAACACTGTCCTAAATAGTGCAGCACCCGCGACCATTACAGTAAAATTGAGATTAAGCCATTTAGCTAAAAGGAAAAATATAGCTACAATTAGTATAAATAGTAAAAAGCTTACACCATATTCTATAAATGAATCTTTCACCTTGAAGCTCTTTCTGCTAAAAATATTCCAAATACATATCCACCAAAACACATAAGGAGGCTAGTGAATGCACCTTCTAAACCTCGGTTATGATACCCAAAAATTGCGGACGCAACGAGCAGGAGCACCAAAATAATATAGTGAGTGTATTTACGCGTTATCTTTGTCCTGTGATTGTTTAAGGGTGGCATCACGAATCTCTCGGTTTGACCTGGTTATTTGATATGAGAACGACTTCTCTAGTTGGCCTTTGAGAGTGGATAGACGCTCTTCTAGGTACCTTGAGAGCGTATTGAGCGGTTCTTCACCTCTAGCGTTACGCTTTACATCAACCACAAAGTCTTCTGGTTCAAACGGGCAAGCGGCGTAAACCTCTTTAACCTCTTCCGTACGTGCAGCTAAGGCTATTTGTTGATCGTGAGCTAGTAGAAGTGGGATTATATCCGTGATGAACTGATAAACGGCAGTGTCTCCGTCATCGTGATCGTTCTTAAATAAGGCGACAGCTGCATGTTTCGCTGGTGTAAAGAGTTCCCGCAGTTTTTCTTCATCATTCATATGCCTTAGCGTACCAAGTTAGCGGGACAAAGTAAATAGCGGGACACTAACAGGAGTTTCTTGTCCCGGCAGGAGCGTTTTTTAGCGTGACATATGCAAATAATACAACATACGCTAACAGGGGTGGGGATTTATAACGCTTGTGTTGATACAAAAATGGGGTGATTTTTTAGCGGGACAATGTGGGAAAAATGTATAACGATAGCGGGACAAAAAGTTGGTAGAAATATTTTAGCGGGACAATGTGGGACGGTAAAATTTGGGGGGTAGGGAGTATGGGGTAAGGGATGAGTCTCACTTACATTACATATATATAGCGTGTAAGCTGCACACCCAGTCGGGCCCACCCACCCCCGTTAGCCAGAACATTATAAGATAATAAGAAAACAAAATAAAGATAAATCAATAGCTTATGCCTTGACATGTGTATGTATACATGGTGTGTACAGAGGTGAGTGTATGCGTATATGTGTCGCACAATATACATTTTCAGACACATAGGTATCAAGGCATAGGTGGATACATACTCATCTTTATACCCACAAGGGCCTTAGAGAGGCTTAGGTGAGCTCACAAGGGGTATTTATAACACGCTCTCTATTGATATATTGAGGTTCTTATTCTCACTACGCTGTACCGCTTTACCCCTTAGATGATCGGTAACGTACATTGTTGCACGTAGCGCAATAGCCTCATCTGAACTATTCACAGAGTTTCCCAACACCTGCATTGCATCCCTTCCTATCTGTTGTAACGCTTCTTCAATATAGTCCGGAGTAGCAAGCTCTTTAGAAACATTCAATATATAGTTAGCACGCATATGTGGAGCATCATATTCGTCCGTAGTATCGGTGATCGCGCGTGTCCCGTTACCACTCAACGTTACCTGTGCTTGATGTTTAGCTACGACTTGTGGTGTTACTTTGCGCCAAGTTCGTTTACTGTTTTTGTGTTTATAAGGCATAAATTAATAATATCACCTATTACAAACTCAAGGAGTTGTGTATAGAAATCTGTTCTATTTATGTTCTTATTTGGTGCGTAGTGTCCCGCTAAATACAAGGCTTGTGACGTGGTAAATTGTTCTGTTTATTCGTCTTATTCATACTCTTATTATACATTACGATGCGTATTTATTCAATTATGTAACAGTGGTTAAGTGTTGTAGAAAAGTAAAAAGGTATTGCCATTCAGTTAATGGCATGTTTAAATGTGTACATCACCAACACAGAGCGGTGACCACCTAAACAACTTGACACACATTCCGCTAAAACTACATAGATAGCAGCGCACCAAATAGAATAAGTGTCAAGTTGTTACGGTAACATTAACAATTCATACAGTTACATGGCGTATCAACGCCTAAGCCAACCCACGAGCGAATCGAAGCAGAGGACTACGATGGTACGCTAACAGGAATGTTGATACGTTACATGGACATATAAATGTGATCAATTCCATAGACGTATGGTGATGACTGGAGGTGTATTTTATATGTTCAACCATGGCTACATAAGCAGCTGGGAGGGAGCAACATGAAGTGTTGACCTTGTAGAACGAAGTACTCGCTTAGCGGCGAAGAAAAAGGGATTCAAGTGCGGTTACAGCTGTCAGACTTGCCCTCTGCCACATGCTTATGTAGACCAAAGCTAGAGCGTAGTAGTGCTGGTAGCAATTAAACTCACCGAAGACTGGTAAGTGCAGATACCTGAGAGGTGTCTAAAAGCGTACCGAAGGACGAAAGTCTTAGGGCGACATACCTGGTTATCTATTGCTACTAGCACCATACGCTCTAGCGAGCTAGTAGTAACGGCAATACGTTTTTAAATCGTTGTTTGTTAAGTGCCACTAGCCCATGCGACTGTATGAAACACATAATAAAAGTAAGGAGTTATTATGCCACTTAATCTAAACAACGAACGAGACATTGACACGTATGGTTTCTGGGATAGGCTAGTACTTATGTTCGTACCAACACATGTCTACAATGACAAAGAAGCATGGATGCATGTGTACTACAAAGAATATCAGGGTATGCTTGTGATCGTTTCACGGGAAAGGTACCGCTAAAATGACAACAGTAAAAATAGTAAGTCAAAACGTGTACGGCGTGGATAAATTCTACCCGTTCAACGATGAAGCGCATGAGCTTACACGCCTTACTGGTACGAAAACGTTTTCACAATACCACTTGAATACAATCAAACGTCTAGGCTTTGGCCTTGAGTTGGTTGCATCTAACGGTGTGGTGATTGAGGTAATGGCATAATGGATATCATAGAATTAACCCCACAATACGATGCACGGGCAAGCTTTTATGGCAAGGCGCGTGTCGAGGCAACGTCTGATATGTTAAAACTCATTAGTTACACCACACACGTTGCAACCATTTATCTCGATACAAATAACCTAATCGGTGGCAATAAAGCAACAGTCAAAGGCACTTATAGCCAGACTACCTTACGCCACATCAAAGAATTTTTAAAGCAAAATGGGTTTAAGGCAGAAACGTCTGCCCAAATTACTAAGGACTACATAGCGTAATGAATACCGAATTAGCAAGCGTTGAATTTATCGGCAATAATTACATGGTGTTTTGGGATGGTGAACTCTATGAGGAAAACATGACCCACACCGCAGCTGTTGAACTAGCAAACAAATTGAATGAAGAAGGCGTAGAATAATGTCACTTGCACTTAATTTTACACCACACTCATGGTACATGGATTTTGCTATTGAACAAAGTCTTACAAGCTCGGTTAAACAACCGGTATACGCGCCTAGATGGAACGCATACATTGAGAACGGTATGACTGGATTTGTCGATCAAATTGAAGCAAACACACTTGTTGATTTAAAAGCAGCTATCCGTAAATACCACATAAAAGAAAATGATGTATACGGTAAAAGGCTGTCAAAAGATGAATTGTAAAAGTGGCTCTTAACTACTTATAATTATAGCAAATAACAGGAGTAAAAACAATGAATAAAGAACTAGAAAAAGCTTTAGAAACCGAAGCACATTTAAACGGTTTGAACGAAAAGGAGTATCAAAAACTACTCAAGGATATTAACAAACTACTTGATAAGGCGGTGGCGGACTCAGTATTCATGGCTACTGACCGAAACCCAGCAGAGTGGTAGCCGTGAAAACGTTCGTGATTGTACTCATGGTACTAGTAGCTTGGGTGTGGGGCTACAACATCGGACACCTAGACGCGCCGCAACCAATGACAGACGAAAGACTCAACAACATGGAACAAGTTAGGTGTGATGATATCGTAAGCCCACCAAATAGCAGCGAGCTAGTCTGTGAGGTTACTCTAAGGTCAAAAAATGACAACATTAAAATCTTTAAAGGTATAGGAACTTATGAAAGCAATTAGCACCAAAAAGTTAAAGAAGGCGCAGCAAACAATATCACCAGCAGAGTTTGCAGATATACACGCAGAGTTACCGGACGGAGCATTTTGGGCACTCGCTGAAGAGCACGGACTTATGCCTGAAGACTTCATAGATGAGGAAGAGGAGATAATAAATGACCAAAACGGAAAAGCTCATAGCCGTTGAGATATACCTTCTGTGGCCCAGCAACACAGAGGAAGAAAAGTTGAAAATTTTGCGCCACATTGAGGCAGTCGTACTGAATAATCAAGTATTAAATGAGGAGAAAAAATAATGGAAGATCATCCGATAATTATGTTCTTTGGTGGGGTAGTCGCCGCCGTAATTATGTTCGTAATAATTTTAGCCGCCTTAATGGCATTTGGAAATAAGTTATGAACGCACAACTAAAGGAAGAAATTAAAACAGGAATTGCCTTTGCAATCTGTGGTTTCATTATCTTTGGTGGGATGATTATGGAAGCTTTAAAGCACCAATAAAATTATGACAATGCCTACCCTACGTGACTATCAAATGGATATGGTAACCATCGGTGTGAGTGAACTCAACACACCAAAATGCGTACCGTTCATCCTTGTTGCGGCAACGGGTGCGGGCAAGAGCCTCGTGATAGCGGGGCTTGCTCGCGTTATGAAGAAAAAGACTTTAATCCTACAACCCTCCAAAGAGTTATTGATTCAGAATTATGACAAAATGATTGCCTTTGGTATTGAAGATGTAGCCAAATATAGCGCGAGTGTGGGTGAAAAAAATGTAGGCCAAATAACCATGGCAACCATTGGAAGTATTTACAAGAAACCTGAATTGTTTTCTGATGTGGAGTTGGTGATTATTGATGAAGCTCATCTAATCAATTCTAAGGACACCAAAAGTCGCCTGATGATATTCCTATCGACTTTGGGCGTAAAACGCGTTGTGGGGCTCACAGCAACGCCATACAGGCAAGATACTGTGTGGTTGAAGTTGCCAAATGGGATGTTAGAAAGTTCTGCGAGTCTAAAAATGATAAATCGAATGACACGCACACCCTTTTTTAAAAAGATTCTCTATAAAATCGAAACACAAGAGCTGATTAACCGTGGGTACCTCGCACCAATCAAATATTTCACTAACAGCGTTGACTGGTCGAGTCTTAAGGTCAACAGCACCGGGGCAGACTTCACGGAAGAGTCAATTGAAGAGTTCGCACGCACCAAAATAAATAGGATTGCTACCGCCGTGGAGTATAGCGAAAAAGAGGGACGTTGTTCGCTTACATTTTGTGCAAACATCGCCCAAGCAAAGGCAGTTATCCACATTGTGGAAAGTCTGGGGATAACTACGGGTTTTGTAACCGGGGGAACTCCACCAAAAGAAAGGACTCAGCTAGTCGAAGATTACAAGAGCGGAAAAATTAAGCACATGATAAATGTGGGGGTGTTCACCACGGGCTTCGATGCACCAAAGTTAGATACCATCATCATGGCGAGGCCAACGATAAGCCTTCAATTGTGGTATCAGATCGTGGGGCGCGGCGTCCGGCTAGACCCAGACAAACCCGATAAAGTCCTATGGGTATTCGACCTAGCCGGCGTAACGAAACGGTTGGGCCGGGTGGAAACCATACGCATCAAAACGGAAGATGGTGGTTTTCGCGATGAGGTGTGGAGCGAGCGTGGGCGAATGGACGGCTACCCGTTGTATAGCTTTATTGTTGAACCAAAACCTAAGAAAAAGGAGAAGAAATGATATGTACATTGTGCAATGAAGTGATAGACGAAAACAGTGAATGCTGGTGTACGCCAGAAGATAACTACTAAGGAGTTGAAATGAAAATGGTTATTACAATTGGCGGTAAAGAGGTGGTGTTTTCGCACACCGCAATCAACCAAGACGCTCATATGTTCATAGACGGTTACCACAACCCCGATGTCTGTCCCGAGTGCATACAGCCCGGCATATTACAGTTCACAAATGACGAAGAAGAGTGATATGATGATATCATTCGACTCACTCGAATAGAAAAAGAAGTACCCGCCACTGAAATGACGGGTACGGACTCACTGCCTCCGATGGTAGTGAATTTTTCACCAAAAGTCAACAAGGTATAGGGGGTAAAATGCAGGGATTAAAAAATTTGAACGCAATCATAGAAGACCATGCCAACCGAAAAAGCATCTTCATGGAAGCGGGTTCAGTGGTGAATTTTATCGACCACATTAGTCCTAGTGGGGACAATTGTGCTGAGTGTCGTAACGCCATCAGAAAATACACGAATGATGAGATTACAGTGTTAGTAACGGAGGGACTACTGTAATGGCAACAGTTCGTACAGAAAAGAACCAAAACTATACACACATTTCAAACGTGGCGTTGAATGATAAAAATTTGTCGCTCAAAGCGAAAGGGCTTTGGGCTTTTATTATGTCCAAACCAAACGACTGGAAAATCAACTATCGCGGGCTCGTTTCACAACTAAAAGAAGGGCAAACCGCTATACTCGCCACATTAGACGAACTCGAAGAAGCGGGGTACCTTATCAGGGGTGAAATCACCAAAGATAGGGCCGGAAAGTTCAAAACGGCAGATTCCATAATGTACGAACAACCGTGCGTGGGTTTTCCACGCGTGGATTCCCCACGCACTAAAGTAACTACTGACAAAACAAATACTATAGTGCCTAACGGCAGTCCTGATTCTAAAATCAATTCTAATTCTGTTATTAAATTGGTGGACGAGCCCAGTAATACAAGTTCCGTTGTGGGAAATACAACGCCTGAGAAAGACACTGTATTGAAGCATTACTACCTGGTTGTGAAGAAATATAGTTTGGTCGTAGTGAATAACACTCATGTGAAGAAGTGGGCAAAAGACTTGGAAAATGCGTTAGGCTACGATCACGCTATGCTCTACCTGTTACGTTTGCAGCAACGTGATCTACGTAAAGAACGTGAGACACAAGAATTTGTACCCGCACTCTCAACTCCTTTGGAGATATGCACCAAAGCACCAAAAATTATTGAATACTTAAAGCGAACAAAAGACTTATCACTTGATACGGAGGTTCATACGCGGGCAATGGAACGGTTACGCCTTCAAGATGAGGCGGCGGAGCGTATTCGTAATGGCAAATAAGGATAAACCTTTTTCTAGCGAACTGTTGCTTTGGGGTGACTTACGTGAAGGGGCTCTTCGAGCAAAAGAGACTTATGGACGCACCGATAGGCACTCCACAGGTATAAAGTCGCTTGATGATTATTTGTACGGAGGGTTTGGCCGAACTGATAACTGGGAGGTATTTGTTATCCACGGTGCGTACAAGGTGGGGAAATCAACGATTGGTCTTAACATGCTCAGAGGTGCGATTGAGGATGGCACGAAAGTTGGGTTATTCATTTTAGAAGACGATCTTGACACAACTGCATACCGCCTAGCCTTAGCGATGGATGATCCTGAGATGTTGGATAAGCGCCTCAATGATGGCACGGTACGATTTTTACCCCGTAAGAAGAAGGGACGTAACCGTTGGAGTCTTGAAGAAATGTTGCAGGAACTAGAGAAGTGGTTTACTGATCCTGTGTATGGAGTTGAGATTATATTTCTTGACCACCTTCAATTTATGTTTGATAACGCTGAAACAAATCACGATTATGGGCAGTGGGCAGCGCAAAATACTTTTATGCATGACCTCAACGATTTGATGGATAGGGTTAAAAAAACGATTGTTATTATCAGCCAAGAAAACAGAGACAAACAGATTGCAGGCTCGATTGGCGTTCCTCGTGCAGCCACGAAAATGGTAGGTATTGATGTCGTAAAAGGGGAGCCGACTGTTCGTTTAATTCAACTAGAACCTGGTCGTAATACACCATCACGAGAGACTCCGTTTCGTGTTGAAATTCTTAATACCAGAATGTACCCGGACGCTCTACAAAACGGTGGCGTACAAGGAGGATTTTAATGACAACCGATCAAATGGATAGCATTACACCTGAGGAGCGTAACTCGCTCGCGGGCTATTGTGAACATTGTGAGGAGTTTGTACCGTTCACTAAAAGCAGTAGTGGCATTCCACCGCACTCCAAGTGTGGAGAACCATTCAGCGCGGCGATTGGATTGCAACCAACCTCGAAGCGAACGTTTGACCTGATACGCTCCAAAAAGGATTTAGCAAAATGGAAGAAAAAAGTAGGAAAGAAATGAGAGAATATGCCGCAGATACCTTCACGGAAAACGATGTTAAGAGCTGTCTTGATCAAGCAGGGTTGCGTTATATCGACAAAGATCGCTATATACTCGCCCATTGTCCCAGCCATGACGATACCCATCCGAGTGTGCAAATCTACAAGGACGATTGGTTCGCCAACTGCCATGCAGGGTGTGGTCGTTTCCATATCACCAAGGCATTCCCGAGTCTTCGAAACAGTGCAAGCCCGATTCAACGAAAAGATACAGGCGATGGAGGAAGCGGGCCTAGCCAAAATACAGGAACTCAAAGACAAAGGAGTGCTCCCAAAGTGAGTGAACACGAATACAAGGAGTTCGATCAAATGGAATACTGGAAGACGTTACCGCTTATTCCACGCGACCACAACTTTAAATTCCTTCCACTGACCACGTTAGACGATTTAGGCTGGCGCTGGTTAGAGGACAAGCAAAGCTACTACATCCCATACTTCAACCGCCCCAAGACAAAGATACCTTTTTCACAGTTACGTCACCTAAAAGGCGAACGCCGCTTTACCTTCTTAAAGGACGCTAAGCCAACGTTATACGGTACATGGAACCTGATGCCAAATATGGGTAAAATATTTTTAGTGGAAGGAACTAGCGACATGGCGGTGCTTGAAACATGCGGTATTCCATGCCTAGCAGCGCCCTCAGCGGCTTCTGGCGTGTTAGTGGGGAAAATGTGCCAGTGGGCCAATCAAAACGGCGTACAGGTCGTCTACGCGGGCGATAGAGACGAAGCTGGCGATAAACTCATGGCTATTGTTGATGAAAATGCAAAGCTGTGGCGGCGCAAACAGGCCAGAGAACCCTACAAAGACTGGGGTGAGATGTACGAAGCAGAAGGCTACGATAGTGTAGTGAGTTACTGCATGAAGGAGCTTGATCCTACTTGGGAATCTCCTATACTTGCACCAAAAAAGTTACTGACTGATGAAGAGAAAATTTTAGACTTATTCCCCGGCGCAACGGTGCTTCAAATAAGAGGTAGAAAATAAAAGCAACCCCTCATTCACCAACGTAAGGAGGGGTTGTGAGGGGTTGCTAAAAATCATTGTAACACGAACTATTCCTAAAAAAGGTCTTTACATTCAGTTTATTGTGGGTTAGTGTTGAGACACAATAACGTAAGGAGTTATCAAAGATATGTCAAAAGAATTACCTCAAATACAGGTAACAAAAGATTACAACATCTTTAAAACACTATCATCTAACCGTCAAGTTAATCAGAACCATGTAAAGCAATTGCAAAAAAGCTTACAGGAGAACCCACACCTGTTCGAGACTAGGCCAATTCTTGTCAACGAAAACATGTTTGTCATAGATGGTCAACACCGCCTACAGGCAGCTAAGGCTAACAATTCACCAGTTTACTATGTGGTAGGTGAAGGCATTACTGTAGAAGATACCCGCTCTCTAAATACCACACAAAACAACTGGGCACCGATTGACTTTGCTCGTTCATATGCATCAACTGGTAACAAAAACTATAAAGAATTTTTATCGGCAGTTGCGAAGTTTCCAGGCATCCCTCAGTCTGTCGTCCGTAGTTACCTCGGCAATGGTAATACTCACTCAGAGGTAGAAACATTTAAAAATGGTTTATTTGTCGTTACTCGACCTATACTATCAAATCTTTACCTAGAACAACTTGATACCATCAAAAATTCTTTGCCAGGTTTAGTGTTGAGCCGTAGCTACGGACAGGCGTTTTATACATTATTTGAAAAGCCTGATGTATTTGACTATGACTATTTTGTTTCAAAACTAGCACAAGAAGGAACTCATGTTCTTATGAGAAGGTCAGCCACACTGAAAGATACAATACGTTGCATTGAGGATGTGTACAACTATAACCGTCCCGAAAAGAACCACGTAAGGTTTTACTAGTGAATTTTCAAACAGGGGACAAAGTAAAGCTTAAGGCTGGGGTAAGGCTTGGGCAGTGTGGAACACTGCGTCAATACTTTGAAAGCGGGCGTATCAAATACCTCGTAATCAGAGAAGCTCGTAGTAGCACCTATATTTACGATGCATATGATGAAAATAATTTAATACTAACAAATTGCGGTGGATGTCTAAAAGACTCACACCTGGAACGATACTACGAAATAGGAGTAAATATTATGGAAAAGAACTTTAAAGCTGGTGATGTAATTGATAAAACAGCAGTGCTTGTAGCATTCCCTAGTGGGTCACAAGGACACCGTAAAGCGGGTGAGAAATTTGTTGTTATCAATACGCAAAATGATCGCATCAAGAAATTTCAAATTGTTGAGCTTTCTGATAACGATGGAAGCGGCAACCCTGAATTTCGTTACAACGCACACGGCAATTCCAGCTACATTGACTGGTCAAACTTATCAGAGCTACCTAAGATGTCTAATGGTAAAGCTGAAAAGCCTGTAGTCGCTAGCACCATGACCATATACTCGGATGGTGTTGAAGTAAATGAAAAAGAACTTCGATTTGAAGGACAAACATTTACTCGTGAAGCACTTACTGCTCTTGTTGCAAAGCATCAGGAAATTCTACGCCGACCAATCGCTGTAGTTCCTGAAAAAGCTGTTGCACCAAAACGAACGCGTGCAGCACGTACTAAAAAACTCGCTGTAGCAACGGCTGCAACCACACCAAAAGCATAGTACAATTAACTAAATAAGAAACTGAGGGGAAATAGCGTATGTCAAAGAAATCAGAAGATATTGATACTTGGATTGCCAAATATAGGAATGAACATAAAACGTTCTTGGAAGAGATGGAACGTGATGAAGTCAAGTACGCTACCTCTCAGTTTCGTTTAATGGTTGGGGTGTCGATATTTTATGTTGTTTTGCTGCTAGTTATTTTCACTAACGATAATGTGGACACTGGGATTATAATACTCGATTTACTGATGCTTATAGCATGGTCATGTTTGGCATACTTTTGGTATAAGAAACGCAACAAGCTAATAGCTAGGATAGAAAAACGAAAGCAGGAAGAAAGTGTCGAATAAAAAGGAAGAAATTACTGATCTCATTGATCCATCCGCGTATGAAAGCAACTTTGAAGACTTTAAAAAAGGTGCGGTTATGAAGTTTGCGGAGGCGACCATTAAGATCACCAAAATTGATCGTAAAAATAAGCGCACCTGGGGTGAGCATATTACTTTGGTGAATCAACGTATTGTCGGTACTCACCATGAGCACGATGTAGACACCTCAAAGGCTTCTTATGACTTATTCGGTACTCCTTTTTGTAAAGATTGCAAGGTGGCCGTTACTGAAACTTCTACAGAAGACGGTGAAAAAAGGCACTTGATCGCAAGGATAAAATAGGTGAGTAACTATAAAAAAGAACTTAAGGCCTGTACTTTCTGTGGTGGGAAGAGAAATATAGAATTAAACCGTAAAGTTTGTAGCAGTTGTAGAGACATGATAGGTAAGTCAAAGAGAGAGGATGGTGTTCTTCCACCTGAATATAAAGACGTTACCATCACCAAATACAAAGATCCTATGGAGAAAGTTGAAGGTGGCTTCGGTTACTACGGAGCTATTACTGAAAGTAAAGACGGTGACTATTTACAGTGCCATATTTGTGGATTTCTTTTTCCGCATTTAGCAAACCATATTCGTAAACATGAAGTCACTGGCAGAGAGTATAAAGAACGGTTTGGTCTTCGTATTCACGAGGGACTTGTTGGTAAAGGTACGCGTCACAATCTTCAAGACAGCTTTAATAAATTGGTGCGTGCTACTAACATGACGCCAAGTGAATTTGCTAAGCAGGCATCTATTAAAGGTCACGAAGTAATGCAGGCTAACGACTATAAAAATAACGGTGGTAACCAATGGAAGGCAGTTACACGTAATGAACGCGGTAACTGTCGCGAACAAACAATTGCAAAACTAAAAATACTTGCAGAAAGTAATGGAGGTTCTATTAACGAATCTCAGTTTCTAAAGACTTATGGTCAAGGGCAGGATAATGTTATTCGTACACATTTCGAAACTTTCGATAACGCACTTAAAGAAGCTAACTTAGCTACTCGTCATGAACAACGTCTTAACAAGAGACAATTATCAGAACAGGAGGCAATTAATAGACTTAAAGCTTACTTTGAAAAGTATGGCCGTTCTCCCCAGTGGTCTGATATTGTCGGTAAACGAATAGATGAAACTAACCTACCTTCAACGAATTACATTAAAAACCACTTTAGGTCAATTAATAACTATAGGTTTTTGGCGGGTGTACCTTTACTAGTACAAAACGGTAGTAACTGGCACACTATTATGCCGGACTCTAAAGAATACGCAGAGTACAAATTAACAATGTAGGCTTGACTCTTCAACCATAAACTGATACGATGAATACACTAAGAAGTAAGGAGCGGTAAAATGTCTTTCCTAGACGAACTACAAAAAGGGACAAATAAAACTCGTACTGAAAACGGTGCGGTCACAAACAAGAGTACGCTTAACGCAAACCTTGACTTTTTTTCATTAGCAGCAGCTATGCGCGGTAACGTTGCGGGCGCTGTAAAGTTATTTGAAAAGGCGTACCATACCGATCCACAGATTGCTATTCGCACATTATTTTACCTTCGTGATGTTCGTGGTGGTCAAGGTGAGCGTGATATTTTTCGTGCTGGTTTTAATAAACTAATTGACCTTAACGAAGAACACGCAATGAAAGTTGCTCGACATATTGCTGAGTATGGTCGCTGGGATGATGTTGTCGAACTATTATCTACCAAACTCGGTAGTCTTGCTGTGGATATGATTCGTGAACAGTTTGCAAAAGATAGCCAAGACATGAATGATGGTAACTCTATTTCTCTCATGGCTAAGTGGCTACCTTCCGGAAATGCTTCCAGTAAAACCCGCCGCGAACAGGCTAAACTATTAGCTAAAGAACTTAAGCTCGTAAGTAATAGTGGCAACCTTACACCTTATCGTAAAGATGTTTCTCGCCTTCGCAAGTACATTAAACTGCTTGAACAGCAAATGTCTGCAAAACAGTGGAGTGAAATTGACTACTCTAAACTTCCTTCGCAGGCGCACCGTAAGCACACCAAAGCTTTTAAGCGCAATGATGAAGCACGTTATACAGAGTTCCTTGGTAAAGTTGAAAAAGGCGAAGCAAAACTTAATGCTGGCACACTTTATACCTACGAAATTTTTGATGCTGTTAAGGAAGGCAATTTGCAAGCTGCAAATGCCATGTGGAAGAGTCTTCCAGACTTCACCAATGGAAATGATGCCTTAGTAGTTGCAGACGTTTCAGCTTCAATGCAAGGTCGCCCAATGAGCGTATCTGTATCACTTGCTCTATACTACGCTGAACATAATAAGGGAACATTTCATAATAAGTTTATGACTTTCTCCGCACAACCACAGCTTGTGGATGTGGTTGGTACAACTTTGGTTCAAAAACTACACATGATTGAGAATGCTCACTGGGATATGAACACCGACCTAGAAGCTGTATTTGCGACACTACTTAATGCAGCGGTAGCTTCAGGTGCTAAAGGTGACGATATGCCCAAGGTGATTTATATCATTTCGGACATGGAGTTTGACCGATGCGTGGTTGTCGATGAAAGCGTATTTAACCGTGCTAAAAACGCCTTTACAGTGAACGGGATGACACTACCACATGTAGTATTCTGGAACGTAGACGCACGCAACGAACAAGCGCCTGCAACTAAATTTGATAACAATGTCACTCTTATTTCCGGCCTTTCACAAAGCACGTTCCAGTATGTTGTTGGTGGCAAAAACCCTGAAGAGTTGATGCTCGAAGTGGTCAACAGCGAACGCTACGCACCTATTACAATTTAATCTTTAGTCGCTAACAGCAACATTTTATATTTCCCGCTATTTTGGTAAAAATAAATGCGACTAGGTACATGAAGAATTTTTAGTCACTCACAGCAACCCTTACACCTTTGTCTTTTGGAACAAACAAGTTAATGTGACTAGGTACATATCGCGGGGCTAGCAGCAATAGAGCTGCAAGCGGGTGGTAATCAGGAATGCTCTAGTGACGGCTATCACGAACAACCCCACT